CTTAGTATGTTTGGCGGTGGCGTTGGTGTCCATGTTGGTATTCGTAATAGTGATGACAAATCCACTGGAGTAATGCCGCATTTAAAAATCTATGACGCTTCGTCATTGGCATATCGTCAAGGACGTACAAGGCGTGGTAGCTATGCTGCTTATTTAGATATTAGCCATCCTGATATCATTTCTTTTTTAGAAATGAGAAAGCCCACTGGCGATCAAAACATTCGCACCCTCAATCTTCATCATGGAATTAATCTTTCTGATGACTTCATGAATCTTATTGAAGCATGCATGAAAGATGAAAACACTAATGATGATTGGGAACTAACAAACCCTGCCACTGGAAAGGTAGTGGAAGTTGTCTCTGCCAAATATTTATGGCAGAAAATACTTGAACTCCGTATGCAAACTGGAGAACCCTATCTCATCTTCATTGATACGGCAAATAAGAAATTGCCTTATTGGTTGCAAATGGAAAGCCTTGCCATCAATGGTAGCAATCTCTGCACTGAAATCTTTTTACCTACAAATGAAGAGCGTACAGCAGTGTGCTGTCTTTCCTCATTGAATCTGGAATACTACGAAGATTGGAAAGACAATGATCTGTTCATCTTAGATGTAATGGAAATGCTGGACAATGTGTTGCAATATTTTATTGACAATGCACCTGACACTATTAGTAGGGCTAGGTTTTCGGCAATGCGTGAGCGAGACATTGGCATTGGTGCTTTAGGTTTTCATGCTTACCTACAAAAGAAAGGGATTTCATTTGATAGTGTGCTGGCTAAAATTATGAACAAAGAAATCTTTAAGCACATTCAAGAGAAGTGTCTTAAAGGGGATAGAGTGTTGGCATGGTCTAGAGGAAGCTGCCCAGACGCTAAATACCATGACGTAACCCGTCGCTTTAGTCACCATATGGCTATTGCTCCAAACGCTTCTAGCAGCCTCATCATGGGCAATACAAGCCCATCCGTAGAACCCTATCGAGCTAACATGTATAAGCAGGACACGCTTAGTGGATCTTTTGTAACTAAGAATAAATTTCTTGAAGCTGAGTTAGAAAAGATTGGTATGAATGATGATGAGACATGGGCGTCTATTGCATCTAATGATGGATCTGTTCAGCATTTAAATGTACCAGATCGTATTAAGGAAGTGTTTAAGACTGCTATGGAAATTGATCAACGCTGGATTGTTGAGCTTGCTTGTGATCGCCAATTCTATATTGATCAAGGACAAAGCATTAACTTGTTCTTCCCTGCTAATGTATCTACAAAGTATTTACATGCTGTTCACTTTATGGCATGGAAGGGAGGCTTGAAGAGTTTATATTATCTACGGAGTGAGAAGGTGCGTAAAGCAGACAAGGTAGGGGCGCAAATCAAACGGCAAAAGCTAGAGGATGATGTATCATTGAAGGCTATTGTTGATGGAGAAACCTGTTTAGCTTGTGAAGGATAAAGACATGGATAGAGAAGATATCATCCGTATGGCGATGGAGGCCGACCCCGGTTTTAACGTGGTTCAGAATGCAATGGAATTACTGTCAAACAGTATCGTGGGCATCGCCGCCATTGAACGCTTTGCCGCTCTTGTCGCCGCGCATGAGCGGGAGGAGTGCGCCAGCGTAGCCGAATCGTATGAGCCGACTTGCGACACTTGCCCAAGCGGTGTTGCTAACGCTATCCGCGCAAGGGGAAAGAAATGAAGTATTGCTGCCCCAAGAAACTTTACTATGTATGTTGTCGTTGGATTGATTACCCCAAAGGCGGCGGCAGAAACTTTATTGTAACTAAACATTTAGGCCGTGCGCGGTACTACGCTAAGCGTTTAAAGCTTAAGAAACGGCAAATTGATGTATGGGAAAAGGGTAAGAAAAAATATGTTTTGCAAGGGAGTTGGTTATGACTGACTGGCTTTCAAAGTGGTGGTGCGATTGGTTCCATAGTGGTCAAGTCAAACGTCATTATTACACTGACCGAATTAACTGGCAATGTGGTAAGTGTGGACGATGGTCTGATGAGGAGAAAAACACATGAAGAAAATGTGGTCAGCACTTGTTTTAGCATTTCTACTGCAAGGCTGCGCCACTAGTAATGTTCCTTTGCATAAAGATGTAAAATTAGCTGCTGTTGCTGATGCCGCCACCACGGTGGCGGTTTTGGCAAAGGGTGGAACGGAACTTAATCCTGTAGGATTTCCAGCTACAACTGTTGTTAAGGCAGTTTATTTACTTTATCTTCGTCCCCGTCTTTCAGAAAAAGAAAAGAAAATCTTTGATCGCTGGGCATCAACCGTATGGTGGGGAGCTAGTGCCAACAATCTCTTTCAATTAATAATACCTAATCATTTTTTAGTAGGGGCGACAATAGGCGTAGCTACTGGTGTTTACCTCTACAACTTAGAAGACAAGGAGGTCAATCATGCCCCTTAGATACGGAATCAAATAAAAACCCCACCGGCTTGTGACCAGTGGGGTTGCCGCCAATCTTGTTAGATTAGTGGAAGTGTAGTGTTATATTAAACACTTTATGGCAACATTCCTTTTCCGGTTCTGGTTTTGGATCAGGCTCCGGGCAAGGCTTTTCATCTTTCACAACTTCGTGTTCAATGACATTACCAACTTGCGTTACTAACACATTGCTAGACATCTCAGTTAACCCGAGTGTTGTTGTTGGTGTTAGTCGGGTTAGCCGTCTGTGTCCCCGCACCAATGTTAATGGCTTGATTTGTTGCGCGAATGCTTTGAACAGCATCGCTCAACAGATTGTAAAGGCCATTCCATTGCGATTGCTGCTGTGCTTGCGACTGAGCTTGATTAACCGTTTGCGTTACGTTAATTTCATTCTCATGAGCGCGACGGGCAGAACGCTCGTCAGCACGCAGTTCAATAATCGCAGCATTGGCTTCAGACAATTGACGGTTCAGCGTGGCTTCGTACTGAGAAACAATCAAAGCACGAGTGCGGTCGCCATCAGCCGTAATGTTCTGCGAGATCAGGTAACGGTTTTCCAGCGTGCTCTTATCAACAGCGTTAAGCTGTTGGGAAAGAAGCATTGCCGTAGCGTTAACAACTTCCTTAGTACTGTCAATACGAGCTGCCAAAGAGCTAGTCGTGTTGTTCAGTTGGGAAACAATGTTAGCCGATTGCATGGCTTGAGAAGCTTCCATAGCTGCTGTACCAACAGCAACAGCTTTGTCAACTTGACCAATGCTTTGCATCAAGTCCATGTTGGCTTGGTTTTGTTCAGGAGGATTACGAAGCACCGCACCGCCAACAACACTAGCGCCGTCGCCGTTGTTACCAAACAAACCGCCATTGCCTTGACGAAGCAAAGAACCAAGAATCAGACCACCGATAAGACCACTACCACTACCTCCAAACATACCATCACCTCCACCGCCACCTTTAGTAGCCATAGACATCAACATTGGACCCAGACCATCCATTCCAGAAGAATCAGCCATTTTTAAATCTCCAAAAGTACTACCAAGAAAGTAGTCTTTACGTCATACTCCACTTTACGTTTTATAAGGGTATTAATAGACGTACAATTAAAAGCAATTACAACTGCAATGAGCAAAAGAAACTTATTATGATCAACAATTATTTATTTGGCTACGGTAAATATATTATGCGAGTAATTGAAATGATTACCTGTATTCACATTATTGCAAACACATGGAGGCACTGGTAATGCTAACTGACAACAGACTTACATTCAAACCTTTCTCATACCCGTGGGCGTATGACGCTTGGCTTCAACATGAACAAAGCCATTGGCTCCATACAGAAGTGCCAATGTCTGAGGATGTTAAAGACTACAAAGAAAAACTAACAGAAAAAGAAAAGCAACTTCTCACAAAGATTTTGCGTTTCTTTGTTCAAGGAGACATTGACATTGGTTCTGGCTATCATGATCATTACATTCCAATGTTCAATCACCCAGAAATCAAGATGATGCTTAGTGGCTTTGCTGCTAGAGAAGCGTTACATGTAGCGGCCTATGCTCACCTCATTGAAACATTGGGACTACCAGAATCTACATATAACGAATTCCTTGAATACAAAGAGATGGTGGATAAGCATGACTACTTTGAAAGGCTTTCTTGTTCACCAATGGCTGAAAAGATTGCCATCATCTCCGCATTCGGAGAAGGTATGCAATTGTTTTCCAGCTTTGTTATGCTCTTAAACTTTGCCAGACACGGCAAGCTTAAGGGATTGGGGCAGATTATTTCTTGGTCTATTGTCGATGAGACTCAGCATGCTGAAGGCATGATTAAGCTTTATCGTGAATACGTTAAGGAGAATATGCATGAGACTACACCAGAAGATATCAAAACAATTGCAACTGAAATGGTTACGCTTGAAGATGGCTTTGTTGATTTGGCTTTTGGTATCAGCGGAGATATCGAGGGACTCAGTAAGGAAGAAGTTAAATCATATATTAGATACATCGCAGACAGGCGACTAATTGCGATGGGCATGAAAGGAATCTTCAAAGTGAAGAAGAATCCTTTGCCGTGGGTTGATGGAATGCTAGGGACTTCCCATACAAACTTCTTTGAACAGCGTGTTACAGACTATGCCAAAGGGGCTGTAACAGGCAGTTGGGATGATGTATGGGGGCAAGCATGATAGAGCATATTATCAGCGATAGTATGCTCTTGGAAGCACGGGAAAAGAGTGTGGCAATGGGCAAGCTTCACAACTCAATTACTGGTGGAGGAGGGAACATTGTAGGATTTATTGGAGAAGCAATAGCTCAAGAAGTGTTAGGTGGTGTTTTAGAGAATACTTATGACTATGACTTGGTATTGCCTAACGGTATTTTAGTAGATGTAAAAACAAAGTCTACTAGCGTAGCGCCGTTGCCTACATACGATTGTTCCATTGCTGCTTTTAACCCAAATCAAAAGTGTGACTTCTACGCATTTGTTCGCGTTAAGAAAGATTTGTCTGTTGGTTGGTACTTAGGTGTATACAACAAGCAACAATATTTTGATGATGCTGTGTTTATGAAGAAGGGAACCATTGACCCTTCTAATGGGTATGTCGTAAAATCTAGTTGTTACAACCTAAAAATTTCTCAACTAAAGGAAACGATATGAAAGCAGAACGCTTGCCTCCATTGAGTATACAGTTTGATCAAGGCTATCGCGCATTCTTTAACAACTGGATGGTGAACAATTATGATCCTGAGACAATTCAAGGAAAGGAATGGCAACGTGGATACGACAGGGGCTACTATGTCAACCTGTACCAGCTTAAACAGAAAGAGGCAAATCATGAGCAAAATGTGGGTTGATCCACCGTCAGGCTGGAACTACGGGTTTCCTAAACTTATTGAAAAAGAAGAGCTAGACAAGAAAGATTTTAACTTTCATGAATGGCTTATTAAAGAAGGATATCCAGAAAGTCTAATTAAAGAGTTTGGCGAACACTTTTATATTAGACAATGGGCTGAATGGGAAGGTGAGTTAGGGGCTTAATTCCCGTTCGGTAATTATTTTAGTCATCTATACAAGATATAGCCAAAACATTACCGATCGGTAATTTTCTGCCCGTAGCTCAGTGGATAGAGCAACAGCCTTCTAAGCTGTGGGTCATAGGTTCGATTCCTATCGGGTGGGCCATTATTTAGGTTTATGATTAGAAAGCCTTGGATAAGAACGATTAGCATGCGCTGACTTCACTGCCAAATTACTTTTAGCAGTGGAGCCTCCTTTACTCAAAGGAACTTTATGGTCAACGTCTTTCCCATCCCCTTTAGAAACCCTTCCTTCTTTAGCCATTTCTGCTCTGGCTTTATTGCGGGAGGCACGTTTTTTAACTTGCTCTGGCTTGCTATGGTATTGGTCGTACTCTTTTGAATACGGTCTTGGTTTGTTAACGTAAGGCATTAGCGTTTCCTTGCTTTGTTAGTTTTAGGATTGTAAGTAAAGTCTGAAGGTT